CGGATTTCAAGTGGGCGTGTAATGTATTAGGTGTGACTCATTTATTTAAATTTAATGAGTCTTTACCTGAAATAACTGTCAAAAAAACTGGGCAAAAAATACTGTTCCGTGGTTTGGATGATGAACTTAAAATTACATCTATCACAGTTGATGTAGGCATTCTTTGTTGGGCATGGTTTGAGGAAGCGTATCAAATTGAGACTGAAGATAAGTTCAGTACGGTTGTCGAGTCTATTCGTGGTAGTTTAGACGTACCTGATTTCTTTAAACAAATCACAGTCACGTTTAACCCGTGGAATGAGAGGCACTGGCTCAAGCGTGTCTTCTTTGACGAAGAGACGAGACGGGCTGATACGCTATCGCTTACAACAACTTACAGATGCAATGAGTGGCTGGACGAAGTCGATATCAAACGCTATGAGGATTTGTATCATACAAATCCAAGGCGTGCGAGAATCGTTTGCGATGGTGAGTGGGGCGTTGCTGAAGGTTTAATCTACAACAATGTGACCGTCAAAGACTTTGACAAAGATGAGCTATTGCAGAATCCTGCCAACAAGTTGTGCATCGGTCTTGACTTTGGTTTTACTCACGATCCAACCGCTTTGTGTTGTTCGCTGATAAATGACACGACGAAAGAGATACACATCTTTGACGAAGCGTACAAGGTCGGTTTGATAACCAAAGAAGTCGCTAAGATGATAAAAGACAAAGGATATCATCGCTCGACAATTATCGCAGATAGCGCTGAGTCACGGTTGATTGAGGAATTGAGGTCGGAACACGGTATATCTCGAATTAAAGAGAGTAGGAAAGGAAAGGATAGTATCATGGCAGGCGTGTCCAAATTGCAAGGATACGCTATTTATGTACATCCGAGTTGTGAACACATCATGGATGAATTTTACAGTTATTGTTATCAACGAGACAAAGAGGGCAATTGGTTGAACAAGCCAGAAGATAAAAACAACCACTTGATGGATGCGTTGCGATATAGCCTTCAATGTATTGAGGGTGGGAAAGCAACCGTCCGCAGACGTTCGCAATACGGTTTATAGAAAGGAATTGAATGTATCAGATTTTAACTTATCCACGGGACGGATACGACGAAACGGCTTTGAGTAAGGAATTGATTTACAAGCTGATTCGCAAACATACACAAGAGCGCAGTCGCTTGCGAGATTTGAAGAAATATTATTTGGGTGAGCATGCTATCTTGAATCACACGAGAAGAAATCAGAACGCACCAAACTTCAAGACAGTAGCTAACCATGCTAAGGATATTGCAGACACGTCTACGGGCTATTTCATGGGCAATCCTATCAAGTATAACAACACTGCTGAGAGCGACCTTGAGCCTTTGCTTGAGGCTTTTGATGGTGCTGAAATTGACCAAGTGGATGCGCAGAATGCTTTGAACATGGCTATCTATGGACGTGCTTACGAGTACATCTATGCAAAAGAGGGACTGACTGAGTTAGATTCGACTAGCGTAGACCCTGAGAATGTATTTCTTGTATACGATGATAGCATCGAGCGCAAGGCCTTGTTTGCGGTCTACTACTATGAAATCAAAGACGATACGAAAGATGCGACTAAGTATCAAGCAGAAGTCTTTACTCAGAATTTGCACTATCACATTGTGCTGCGTGATTCGAGCATGGGGACAACACGGAACGAGCAAGTAGAGCCTCACAACCTCGGACAAATCCCAATCATCGAATATCGCAATAATCACTTTGCGATTGGTGATTATGAGCAACAAATCAGCTTGATTGATGCTTACAATTCATTGATGGGTAATCGTGTAAACGACAAAGAGCAAGCAGTAGAGTCTATTCTTGTTCTGTACGGCGCGCAATTGGCTGATAACCTGGAGGATGCTAGAGAAGCAATGAGCATCCTTGCTGAAGAAGGCCTTTTGGAATTGCCAGCAGATGCCAAGGCTGATTTCTTAAAGAACGCCCTGGACGAAAACGCGACTGAAATCTTGCGCAAGGCTTTGAAAGAAGACATCTACACATTCAGCCATGTGCCAAATCTGACAGACAAGAACTTTGCAGGCAATAGCTCGGGCGTAGCTATGGAATTCAAGCTACTGGGTCTCGAAATGATCACTAAGACCAAGGAAGCAAACTACAAGCGAGGTCTAAGACAGCGTATTGCTATTTTTGCACATTACTTGGGTATGCAGCAGATCGCTCTTGAAGCACATTCAATCGTGCCGCAGTTCAGCCGTGGATTGCCTAAGAACTTGCTCGAATTGTCGCAGATTATCAATAATCTTGAAGGCAAAGTCTCTCTTCGTCAGCTTATTTCTCTCTTACCATTCGTTGAAGATCCTGACGCTGAACTTGAAGAACTCGAGGAAGAGAAAGAAAAGAATAAGGACCGTGTGCCGTTCTTTAATCAAGCGAACACGAAGCCAGACGAAGAGGTGACAGATGAAGAACGAGGAGTATTGGATCAAGAGAAAGGCTAATCTCATCTATGAGCAGATGGATAAGACTGAGAAACAAGCTGACAAGTTCGACGAGATTTACAAGCAAGCTAAAGCTTATCTAGACAAGCAAATCAACAAAGTCTTTGATAAGTTTCAGCGTGATTATGGCTTGAGCGAGCGTGACGCTCGTCAGGTCTTGAAGAACATGAAAGACCAAAAGGACCTTAACGAACTTCGCAAGGTTCTTGAAGCTAGACCGAATGACCCGAATATTCAACGCCTGCTTGCTGATTTGGACAGTCCGGCTTACGCTTATCGCATGAAGCGTTTAGAGCGTCTAAACGACGACCTAAACCGCATGCGTGAGTCTATCTATCGCTCTGAAAAATCAGGTTCAGATGCCTTTTACAGCGACTTAATGAAAGATAGCTACTACAAGGCTACTTTTGACCTGCAACAGCAGACAGGACTAGCATATAGTTTCTCTAGTCTCCCTGAAACTGAAATTAAGCGTTTGAGGGCTCTAAAATGGACGGGAGAGGCCTATTCAGACAGAATATGGTCAAATACTGGGGCGCTCGCTTCAAGCGTGAAAGACGAGCTTTTGGTAAGTCTTATGACAGGCCGAAGTACACGAGACACGGCTCAAGCAATCGCAGAACGATTTGAGGTTGGCCAAAATAATGCTAGGCGCTTGGTTCGTACAGAATCAGCCTTTTTTCATAACCAACTGGAACTACTCAGCTATGAAGATGCTGAGATTACAAAGTATCGGTTCGTAGCAGTATTAGATAAGCGCACGTCGCACATTTGCCAAGAACATGACAACAAGGTCTACGATACGGACAAGGCTGAGCCTGGTGTCAACTATCCACCTCTTCATCCGTGGTGCAGGTCTACGACTATCGCACATGATGAGGACGCAGATTACAGCAAGCTAGAGCGACGAGCGAGAAATCCCAAGACTGGCAAAGTCGAATATGTGCCTGCTGATATGTCTTATAACGATTGGTATAGTGAATATGTTGCAAAACCACGAGAGCGTGAGTTGAGTGGAGGAAAATTCGGGGCGAACTTAGATTATGTCCGAAGCGATGAATTTGTTGATAAATTAAAAAATCATCCAAAAACTTCGAATTTATCCGAATCTATTGCAAGGGTTTCAAGGCAGATACTGCAGCATAGAAACGGAACACAGTATGAAGACTACTATTTGCTTGATGCAGAGACAGGAAGAGTTGTTGCTTTAAGCAATAAAGCTAGAAAAATAAAAGGTGTAGTTTATAACGACCAAGTGAGAAAAGCTTTTAAAGAAAGCTCTGAACAAAGCCTTGTTTCAATTCACAATCATCCGTCAGGGTATCCACCATCGCTTAGCGACTTTGCATCGTTGCAACAAAGGAGCAAAAATAACACTGTAAAATATGGTTTAACGATAGGCCACGACGGAAGCGTGTATTGGTATTCAAGACCTAACAAACGTATTCCGCGTAGTGCACAGGAAAAATATGTCAATCAAATTGATAAATTCAAGAAATTGGGATATAATGAAAGTGTGGCACAGGAGAAAACGCTTGAAATATTTTCTGAAGTGTTTGAATTTGAATTTGGAAGGATTGAATGATATGGCAAAACAAGATATTTACACTTGGCCAGAAGGCGAAGATGACAACATTGATTTCAATGCTGTCCATGAAAAAAACAAGAACAAAACTGTTGAGGATTTGGACCAGGAATGGGCAGAATATCTCAAAACATTAAAACTAGAATCAATTTAATTAAGCGCCTAGAGAAATCTAAGTGCTTTTTTCGTGCTCGGAAAGGATTGAAAATGGATACAGCAAAAATTGGGATAACTAACGTAGAATTTTTAGGATCAGGCGGAATTGAATCAGCGACAGTGAAATTGGAGTTAAATATTCGTGGAACAAATGCATTCACTGCGATTGAGTTGCTACCTAAAATATTAACCGACATTTCTTCATTATCGTATGAAGTTGTTTGATTATAGCTCAGAAAGGAGTAAAGATATGTTCATTTGGGAATGGGTATCAATCGCTTTTGGATGGTTGGTATTTTTGTTTTTAATCTTTATTATTTCAGCGTTAATTAGCGGGATAATTGATGGCATAAAGAAAGGATTGAAGAAATGAATCGTGATAATAAACCTAATATGGATAAGGTGAAAATAGGTGGTATCGTCTACGAAATCGAAAAAATAACTGATTTACAGGGAAAAACAGGAGAATGGGGTCATATCGAGTACAAGACATGCAGGATTGTTCTTGACGACTCAGCTAGTCAACAAATCGAAGATCAGACGCTTATTCACGAAATTACGCATGGTATTTTAGTTGAAGCTGGCTATATAAATCACGAAGAAGAGCAGGCAGACCGAATTGGGAAAATTCTTTATCAAGTTTTGGTTGATAATGAATTTTCATGGCTTAAAAATAGAAAGTAGGTGATCCGACATCTTGACTTGCAGGAATAGACTGCTATTGTATATCGCTACTTAACCGTGTCATATTTGATGCGGTTTTTATATTGTCCGAGCATTGACGACTTAAAAAGCCATGGAATTACACAGTCGGGGACGACTTTAAAAATAGGAGGTTCGCAATGAACGAAGAAACACAAACAGTCGAAACGGTTGAAGTCCAAGAGGTACCTGCAGAACCTAAGCAACAACCGCAAAACGAGAAGAAGTACACGGATGCAGAAGTCGATGCTATCATCGATAAGAAATTTGCTAAGTGGAAATCAGAGCAAGAAGCCAAGGAAAACGAAGCTAAGAAGCTTGCTAAGATGAACGCTGACGAGAAACAGAAATATCAGTTGAATCAGCGTGAGCAAGAATTAGCCAATCGTGAACAAGCGATTGCTCGCAAGGAATTGACCGCAGAAGCTAAGGCAATGCTAAGCGAACGTGGCTTACCAGTTGAATTAGTGGGCGTGGTTGATTTATCAAACGCCGAAGCCGTGACTGAATCAGTCGCAAGCATTCAGAAAACGTGGGAGGATGCAGTCCAAAAAGGTGTATCCGAACGCATGAAAGGTAGCGCACCTATTAAGACTGCGCCAGCAAATCAGCAAGAAGTTGTAGAAAAATGGAAAAAAGACTTTTTGCACTAAAAATATAAAAAATGAGGTAAAAATAAATGGCATTTGAAGCATTAAACACAGCGGAATCACGCAAGCGACACCTTGGAATTATCGAGGATGTTCTTGCGGTAAATTCATACGCAACACCGCTCTTAACACCAAACGAAGCAGTAACTCTAAATGGTCGCTCGTTCACAGTCGCAACAGGTAACACAACCGAGCTCAAAGACTACAAACGTAACAAAGACAATGAATTTGACCACGTCGAAGTTGAAGAGAAGGTTTACACTCTTGAAGAAGAAAAATATTGGGGTCGTTTCGTTGACCAGTTGGACGAACGTGACTCGAATGGTCAAGTAAATATTGAGTACGTAATTGCTCGTCAAGCTGCTGAAGTAGTCGCTCCATATCTTGACAAACTTCGTTTTGACGCTGCTCTAGGAAACGTAAGTGACAATGTGGTTATGGGCAAAGATAAAGGCGCAAACAACGCTTACAATGCGGTTCTTGATGTGTCTGAGAAATTGGATGAACTCGGAATCACAAAAGAACGCTTGCTCTTTGTAACTCCAAGTTTCTACAAGGCTATCAAGTCCGAAATTGTACGATTGCCACAAGGTGATGCAGACAAGAAAGTTCTTGGCAAAGGATATGTTGGTGAATTGGATGACTACACAGTCTACAAAGTACCTTCTAAATTCTTGCCAAATGTAAATGCCCTTGCTGCTGCACCTGGCGTAGTGACATCGCCAATTCAAATTGATAACACTAAGTACAACAACAACGTACCTGGTCGATTTGGTGAATTGGTAGAACAATTGCTCTACACTGGAGCGTATGTTCTTGAACACTTCCAAAAATACATCATCACAATTGCAGATACTAAACCTGCTGCTAAAAAATCAGCCCAAGGAAAGACAGTAAACCGTGCTAAAGCGTGGAAGGCTGGAACAACCTACAAAGAAGGTGACACAGTAACGCACGAGGATAAAGTCTACGTTGCAATCAAAGAAATCACTAGCTCAACCAACGCACCAGATTCTGACTCAGCTAACTGGAAGATCAAGAAATAAGGTCTAATCTATGAAAGTCAGAGTTAAACAAGCGTTCAATGACTGGCAAGCGAAAGTGAGACGACAAGAGAATGATGTCTTTGAGATGACAGACGAGCGTTTCAACGAATTGTCACACAATCTCAAGAGCGAGTTCTCGGTCGATATCGCAGACGTTGTCGAGATCATTGACGAAACTGAAACCCAAGGAGACGAGACGACTCCTTTTGACTAGGAGGTCTTATGGAACTTGAAAAACTAAAATCATTAACGGGCGAGAGTGACGAAAAAGTCCTCTCGTCTTTACTTTTAAGAGCTGAAAACATCATTTTATCTGAAACGAACCGAGACAAGCTTACTCCAGCGCTTGACAGACTACTACCTGAACTTGTAATTGAGCTATACAACCGCTCAGGGAGTGAGGGGGAGCAGTCTAGGAGTGAGGGTGGCATATCTGTTACCTATGGAGAAAACGGATTGTCTACGGACCTTTTACAGCGTATTCGGATGCATCGATTGGCGAGGGTGGCAGGTCATGTTTTTGAAAAAGAGTAGACTGAAGCCTTACAACCTCAAGCGGTTCAAGAAGACCATAACGAATGAGGGAGTCGCTAAAGAAGGGTATACGGATGAGGTTGAAGAAGTAAGGCTTGAATTGTGGCCAGCGACTAGCAAGCTACAATCTGAGATTTACGGTGACCGTATCAACGATATCCTGAATGCAAATGCGAGCAAGGATGCAGATATTAATGTGAAAGACGGTGTCTGTATCGATAGCAAGACAGATGTCACGCATCGGGTTGTCTCAAAGAAAGTATACAGCAAACATCAAGTTTTGGAGTTGGAACGTGTCAGGTTTGCTCGGAGCAGATAGCTTAATCGCTAAATGCCGTAAGTTATACGGTGCAAAGAGTAACGAGATAGTAGGACAAGCGGTCTTGCATGCTGCTAAAACAGTCGTACAGGCTGAAGCGAAACTCAGGGCGCCAGCGAATGAGGGTGAATTGAGAAATAGCATCAGGGTGCGATTGAAAATAAACGGCAACAAGATATCGAGCGAAGTCTTCACAAACTCAGACCATGGCGCTTATGTCGAGCTTGGGACAGGTCCGAAAGGACAAGCTAATCACTCAGGCATATCGCCAGAAGTCAGCGTGTCTTATCGGTCTAGTCCCTGGTACGTGCATGAAGATCAAATCAATGTAGGGCCTTACCACTTTGCGAAAAGAGGGGAGTTTTACAAGATGTATGGTCAGCCTGCGCAACCTTACTTGTATCCAGCTTTGAAAGATAACCATGACCGTGTGTCAAGAAGCATTTCAAAATACGTTAGTAGAAAGATAAGAGAACAGATAAAATGATTAACATCAAGCCTTTAATTTACAAAGAATTGCAAAAGGTCGCAGATAATGTGACTGATACTTATCCAAGCGATTGGGAGACTTTCCCAGTCGTTATTTTTTTAGAAGAGCAGAACAAGCCGGGCGATTGGTTCGATGACAAAGAGCAAAAGTCATACGTTCGTTATAAAGTTGATATTTTTGACAATGAAAGCACAACTGATTTATCAATTAAAATCAATGAGATTTTCGCTTTGTCCGGTTTACAAAGGACCGAGTCACAAGATATGCCTGATCCGTCGCATCTGAGACATAAAGTCATGCGATTTGAGGGTGTTATCGACCCAAAAACACAGCTTGTTTATCAATACAGAATGGAGAATTAATACATGTTAGCAAATGGAATTAAGCTTGCTTTTAGCGAAACTAAAGGCGATTATCAAAACCTTGTAGGTTTGAAAGAAGTACCTGAATTTGGTATTGAACCTGAAAAAGTCGAGAATACGACTCTTGCAGACAAGGTTAAAAAATATGAATTTGGTATTGGTGATGCCGGGGAACTTGAGTACAAATTCGCTTATGATAACTCAAGTGAAAACGCTCCTTATCGTGTCTTGCGTAAGGCGGCAGACAGCAAGAAGAAACTCTTCTTCGAGCAAACCTACCCAGATGGTACTAAGGTTACTTTTGAGGGTCAAGTATCAGTTAAATTGGGTGGTGGCGGAGTGAACTCTGTTATCGAATTCACGCTCAAGATTGCCTTGCAGTCTGAATTGACATTCGTTGATGGAATTGGAGGTTAATAGATGGCTCTACCATACGCAACTTGGAAAGTTAGTGAGGATAAGGAGTTAAAGCTCCGCCTCACGTCTTTGCAAGCGACAAAAGTTGAAGAGAAAATCGGAGCGAATTTGCTCAAGGTATTCATGCCCGCTGAAGGCGAAGCCTTTGCTTTACCGCCTCTAAAAGTCATGTTGCTATTGACTCATGG